TCAACTAGTGCAACCAGCGCCAGTAGGAGAAACAGAGCAGCAACGCTCGTAATCAGATAGCGGTTCATAGCAGCCACTCCACCCAGTTCGGAAGCCCGCAGGCTATCACGATGCAGGCGGCAAACACTGCTGCACTCACAGCCTCCCGGCGGGCCCGGCGGCGCTCATATCTTGTCTTGCTCATACCATTCCCCTCCCCTGCACGATGGCCTTTGCCACCAAATCTGTCTCATAGCCCCGCTTACGAGGCCCCATGCGGATTGCGGGTATATCATGCTCCGCCGCCCAGCGGTCGCCGCTGGATGCCCGCGGGCAGTAGCCTACCTCCCGCGCCACATCTGTGGAGGACATAATCCCTCCATGCCGCTCAAACATCAGCCGCCGTTTCTCAGCAATCGCTCGGCTGATTGCGCTCTGTGCGTTCATTTGCGTTCTCCTCCTTCCCATGCAACCGCTCATGCTCATCCCAAGTCATCCCGTAATAGGCCCGGCATAGGTCGTCCATGACGCGGCGTGCATTAGTGAAGCGGTTCTCAATCTCCCGCTTCGTGCTGCTCTCGTTGAGCTGTCCATCTTTGGTCATAAAAAATCCTCCAATCTTGCCAGAGGCCGGAGGATGTGATATACTGTCTCCGATACCTCGTAGCTTCGGTACGTGGTGTCATGCCCTCGTCGGTGTGTCCGCACCGGCGGGGGCGCTTTTTGTTGTGCTCCCTTCCTTGCCGTGGTATACTGGCAGGAGAAAGGGGGTGAAATTGTGGATATTCTGAGTACGATTGTCGTTCTCATCCCAAGCGTACTGTCTTTATGCGTGTCCGGGATTTATGCTTATATCGCTCTAAAAAAAGCAAAAGAGCCACAGAAAGACGAGATATGGGAAACAGCCACTCGCATCATGTGCTCGTCAGGGCAAAGTACATATGCCGACGAGTTCATAGAACTTTATGTTCAACTGAAATTTTTCAAAGAACACCAGGACTTATTTCCCAATATCAAGCCTATTTCTGGCCTGATGGACGAATACGAAGAACAGAAGAAAGTAATCAGTAAGGACGTCGGCCATCATTGATTTTCCAGAGATTCACTGCAATATCTAATATAACCTTTGAAATTTCTGCCAAATTGTTTTCGGACAATGCTACCGCAGAACGCTCGGAAAGTAGTTGCAGCTGCTTTTCGAGCGTTTCTTTTATCTGTTGATTGTCCATCTTCCTCACCCCTTCCCGCACCCCCCCCCCCCCCCCCGGGGTGGGCGGGGCTTTATTGTCCGGTTTATTGGACTTGCTCTTTGGTATCATGCTCGCTGAGAAGATCATCAACAGTGACACCATATAATCGAGCAATCTCAAGAAGTCTTTTGGCGTTTGGCCTAGTTACTCCGGTTTCCCATTGGTATACTGCGGCATCTGATACACCTATATTTTTCATAACTTGACTCACAGACAGCCCTGCCGAGATACGCGCATCACGGAACCCCATTTTTTCACCTCCGAACACTAAGTTTCACTTGACAATCCGATAGACTTAGCTTAATATAGGAAGTGCCAACAACTTATATTATGCAAAGCCCGATTTTGCGTTGGCTAGGTTTTTCTTTGCCCTCGCTTCAAAAACTAGTATATACTAAGTTTTTCTGATTGTCAAGAATAAGTTAGTGTTTGCTAGGCGGCGTTTTTACCAAACTGGAGGAGAGTATTATGGGTAATTCGCCAATCGTCAGCAGAATCAACGGTTTGCTCGCTGAGAAAGGGATTTCAAAACGAGACTTCTATCAAGATTGTGGAATAACTTCCGCGTCCTACTCTTTATGGAATACTGGAAAAACAACTCCAAGAATGAAGAACTTAGAAGTCATAGCCGATTATCTTGAAACAACAACGGATTATTTGTTGACCGGACTTGGAGAAAAAGAAAAAGCGCCCACCCAAGAGGGTGAGCGCGAGATAGGCTTTGATGATTTCACCTATGCCTTTTATGAAGAATCCAAAGATCTCCCTGATGAAAAGAAAAAAATGCTCCTTGAGATGGCTCGCTTTATGAAGGCAGATATCGAAAAAGAGAAAGGGTAATAGCCTATGGATAGGCTCTTAGCGCTTTATCAGAAACTCAGCCAGTCTGGAACTAAATTCTATATGTGGGATTTGAAAGACGATAAGGCTGTCACGCTAGAAATGGGCGGGACGTATGGGATATTTATGGACTTCGACAATATCCCTTCTTCTAGAGATGAGGTTTCTGTCGTTGCTCACGAAGGCGGCCATGCGTCCACAGGAGCCACGCATAAGGTATGTAGTCCATTCGATTTAGTTGAGAAACACGAGTATAAGGCTTGGAAGTGGGCCGTTCAAAATTACATATCAGAGGATGATTTAGATGAAGCTGTAGCCGATGGGTGCACGGACATTTACTCTTTAGCTGAACATTTTGGAGTCCCAGAGGATTTTATGCGCAAAGCTGTCTGTTGGTACACACACGGGAATCTAGCAGCAGAATTGTATTTTTAGTAACCCAACCGCTGGAGGGCGGTAATAGAAGGAGGAATATATTATGAAGGGAAATATCAAAAGTTTTGTGTCCGGTTGCATCGTTACGGCTGCTGTTGTAGGGTTAGTCGGGTCTGCGGCGGCTACGGTTGGGCAGAAAACAGTAGCTCTTGATTACAACGATATCAAAGTTACATTAGATGGTAAGCAGGTAACTCTTGTAGACGCTAATGGGCAAGCTGTAGAGCCGTTTGCCATTGATGGGACTACATATATCCCTGTTCGCGCCGTATCTGATGCGCTTGGATTAGAGGTGGGATGGGATGGTGCTACGTCTACCGTGACCCTGGATACTCCCGCCGCCGAAAGGCCGGTTTATATCACCCGGACAGGCGAAAAGTACCATTATGATAGCACGTGCAACGGAGGAACTTATTTTGAAGTGCCGATGCAGACTGCTACCGATATGGGCCTCACTCCTTGCGAGAAATGTGTAAAGTAAGGTGATTTTATGGGATTCCGCTTTCGGAAGAGCATAAAAATAGCCCCAGGAGTAAAGCTGAATCTGGGGAAGAAAAGCACAGGAATCAGTGTTGGAAATAAGTTTGGTGGCGTGTCTATTAACACAAAAACCGGAGTAACGACGAGAGTTTCTGCGCCTGGTACAGGTATGTCCTACGCCTCCCGCATAGGTGGAAAGCACAAGAGAAAAAGCGCCCGCTCTTCGGTTGCTGAGCACGCCCCCATACAAAAGCCATATAAACCTTTTTACAAGCGTGCATGGTATATCGTTTTAACTATTGTTCTTTTGCTGGGTGGGTTTGGCTGTATCCCTTCAAATATAGGCGCAGCAGTATGTGGCCTTTTGATTGCAGCAGCGCTGATAGCAGGAGCTATTTGCTCTGCATTAAAGCATTGATAACTAAATCCCGAGGAGGTTTTATGCATGCTGGACGAAAAAGATTTGCGGGCAATCCAATCCATTATCGCGGACGCTGAACAGCGCATCACCAAAAACACCGTAATGATGATGGAAACCAAATTTGAAAAGCGGTTTAATTTGCTCGCAGAGGGCCAGAGCGCCATCCTGGAGAAACTGGAGCGCTTGGACGATATGGAGGTCATAGACACTCGGATCACCGCCCTGGAGGCTATGGTGAAGAAGCTGAACCGCGAAATGGAGAAGCTGAAAAAAGCGCAATAAAAATACCGCCCCCGGTGCTGGAACACCAGGGACGGCTCACATAGGGGTGATAAGGTTTGGCCGCCATATCACCCCTCTATTTTACCAGAATGGGGGGTAAAGTCAATGGATTACATCAGAAAAACGGCTCGCTACAATGGGAAAAAGTATGAAGCTACCGGGAAAACGGAGCTGGAGGCACTGCAAAAGCTAGCGGACAAGCTGGCCGCCGCAAAGCGCGGTGAGGAAACCGTAGGCGGCTCCATGACTGTCAACGCCTGGTATAAGCAATGGCTGGAGCTCTACAAGGAGCCAAAAGGGCTCACAGCTAAATCGTTGAAAATGTACGATGAAAAGTACGATAACTATATCAAGCCCGCTATTGGTCACTTGAAATTGAAGGATGTTAAAGACGTGCACCTCCAGCGCATCCTTAACGGGCAGGCCGGGCGCTCTGCATCCCATGTAAAAAAACTGCGCATGGTGTTGCAGGAGATGTTCCGCAGGGCCAGACAATCCCGCCTTATCCCATACGATCCAGCCGAGCTGCTGGAGTTGCCCACCTATCATGAGGGGAAAAGACGCTCTATCACTGAGGACGAGCGCAAGGCCATTTTGGCTGTTGCTGAGCACCATCGGGCCGGATTATGGGTGCTCACATTACTATATACTGGTATGAGACCAGGAGAAACGGCAGCCCTTACTTGGTCAGATGTGGATTTCGAGCATAACGAGATACACGTCCACACAGCGAAAGAGAGCGGCTCCAGAGATGTAAAAGGCCCGAAAACAAGTTCAGGTATACGGGACATCCCCATCCATAGTGACCTCGGCTGGCGGCTTAAGGAGGCAAAAGGCGAACCGTTCGCCCTGGTTTTTCCGAACCAAAATGGGGTTATCCAAACTGAGAGCGCCATGCGCAGGGCATGGAAAAGCTTCCGCAAGGAGCTGGGGACGCTAGGCCCTGTATCAAAGGATTTGACCCCATACTGCCTGAGGCATACCTTTTGCACAGATCTACAACGTGCAGGTGTTCCGCTTAATGTAGCAAAGGAACTTATGGGGCATTCGGACATCCAAACAACGGCTAATATTTATACACATACAGATGCAACAGTGTTGCATAGCGGGATTGCGCTCTTAGATGGCACTGGTGGGAATAGTGGTGGAAGTCGAAAAACTGGCTAAACTATATACATTGCGGCTCTAAGGCGAGAGGATTAAAAAACAAACTGATTCGAGTTCTGTCGTCTCCACCAAAACGCCCGGTTGTAGGGCGAAAGAAGAAGTCCATGGAATCCTTGATATCGCAAGGGTTTCATGGATTTTTATTTTTCTCTAACATATAATCATAAAAGCAAAAAACAGCATATTACGGAACATAAGGCGGTGGAAATGGTGGTGGAAATTTTCCGACCATTTAAATATCGTTGAACTGAATTTTAATGTATATGATCAAAGAGCCGCCTTTGAGGTCTTTTCGAGTGGGCAAAAAAGTCTAGGCCCCCTTCTTTTGGGGGCCTAGATTTATAGTGCCCGTATTTTGCGCATTACACCCTCGTACACGCGAGGATTGACGGTGTGCAACGTGTCCATCAGGTCATCCATGATCGCCCAGGCGTCGTGCTGGTCAACACCGGAGGCAGCCCGCAGGAAATCACTGTCTCCATATTCCCCAACTACCGAGGAATCCTCGAGGGCTGCCGGAGCAGCGGAGTAGGATACCTCGTATGGTGCTGGATGCACTTCCCTGTCCATCCGATCCCGAATGGTATACAGGTTAGCAAGCTTAGCGTAGGCTGGGTAACTGCTCTCCCCATATTCCAGTCGGGCAATCTCAATATCTATCTCCTTGCGGTCAAGCAAAGGGGTCACCCCCTATCAATCCCGTTCCAGTTCAGTCATAAACCGGCGGATGGCTTCGCGCTCTCTCTCGCTGGATGTGTTCTCCATCATTTCGCGGGCCAGCCCCATCATAGACTCTCTGGCGTTGTGGTGGCTATAACCGTCCATGCGGCCATCCCGGCTATACCGTCCCATAGAGTCCCGCTTGCGTCCACGGTAGCTGGAGCCGCGGCCATAAGTACCGCGCATATCGGCCTCCCAATCGCCGGCCCGGCTATAGCCTTCGTCATCCTCCAGTGCACAGATTTTGTCGATATTCTTAATGGTGTCAGTGAGCTTGTGGGCCAGCTCCAGATCGCCCGCACCCAGTTCACCCTTCCGGGCCAGCTCTTCCAGCTCCATCTCGAATTTTTCCTTCAGCTCGTATAGCGCTTTCATGCTATCCTCTCCTTTCAGGCTACGCGTTCAACAATGAGGTTCGCGTTGCTGACCTCAATCGTTTCTGTGCTGATGTTGCGTACTGCCACCGTCACGCAGCAGCCGCGCGGAACCTCAACAAATACCGCAGCGAATACATTAAAGAAATCGCCTACTGCGGCGGGGGTCACCGTAGCGGTGGCGC